TGGGGTCTTGTCATCATTCTCTAGGACATTATCTGTGTTTGGGTACTTAAGAGTGACAGTAATTACGTTGGATTTAGGTACAATAGTTGAAAGGTCCATGTCGGGTATCCTATGTTATCGGGTTATGTCGGGTGTGTAGTTTATCAGTGGGAGAAGCCACCCGACTAGCCTCCCCCACCTAGCCCACGAGGGGATTAGTTAGGCAGTACGATCAATCTGGATGTTGGTGCCAGAAGTGCTATCATACAGTGCAACAAACGGCAGAGTAATGATACGGCTGGTCTGACCATCTACAGGTACGTCTGCACCATTGATTTTGATCTTGGGGAATGTGAATGTGTAGGCGTTAGTGCCTGTAGGATCATCTACAGAAACATTCAGTGCAGTCTCAGTCTCGTTGATGAAGCGATTGATAAGTGCAGCATTTTCAAAGTAAGCTGTAAAGGTGCCTTCCACTGTAGCCATACCAGTCTCAAGGAAAGGTGTAGCATCATCACCAACTACGAAAGTAGGTGCCATAGCGTTATCAATGGAGAAGTCAATCGAAGTGACGATAGCAGATGCAGTAGCACCACCTACGTTACCGATGTTCACATCACCAGAATAAGCATCGAAGGGCTGTGCAATAGTGGCATCATCTACAGTCTTACCTGTACCACTGATAGTCATATCCTTACCAATCATGGAGAAGGTTGTAGCTACCATCTGGTTAGGAGCAATGCTGACAGACATGCTAGATACAGACATACCAGTGAATACACGATACTGAGCAATGTCGTTAGCAGCGTCTTCAATGGAGAAGTACTTAGGTGTACTACCAACCTTGAGGGTATTAGTTGCCCAAGTGCTTTGGAGAGCACTCTCAAGGAAAGGGTCAAAGTTACCATCACGGAGGTCAACTGCAATGTCACCACCTGTCTGACGGTTACCATGACGGTCAACCCGAAGCATACGATCTGGTTGGATTTCGTTACCTGTAACACGATCTTTGGTGAGGTTCAGGCTGTGTGTGTTGTACGGGATGGCTGTAAAGTTGCCAACTGGTGTTGTACCGAAAGTAGACTCTACGATGTATGAGAGACCACTGCGACTTCCTTGACTAAAGCTCATAGAAATTCTCCTTGGAGTTTAAGAGTATAGATACCAGCCAATACGGACTGGGATGTGATAGTGAGAACCTTCTTGAGTGCCGAGGTCTCGTTCAGCATAGCGGATGTGTAGGGTTGTCCCACTATGGGTAATGTCTGTAGTTGCCTCAAAGGCATCAATGATAAGGTCTGCTAGGTCATCACCTTGTGCTGGTCCTTTACCCTCTGGTACACAACAGTTGACTAGGAAGTAACCTTGGTAGTACATCTGAGGGGTTAAGCCTCTGTGGGCAGGTTCCCTAGTTGTAGGTACCATTCTTACAGATACATAGCTTTGGTCAGTAGTAGGACTGAAGGATACATTCTCCCAAGCGATAGTAGGGATACCTGTAACAGCAGCAAGGTTGACCTCAAAGGTGGCTCTAATCTCTTCGTATACTGACGCCATTATCTATTCCTGTCCTTAGCTGCACCGAACACTTGATATTTATTCTCTACCACGTCAGCATGAGGTGCTCTGTTACGGAAAGAGACACTTCTATTCTCAAGTAGCTGCAAACCTTCAATGTCGGAAGTCATGTTGGAAAGTGCTATACTACGATAAGTACCGGGGTCTTGCCGTCTTGGCCTACCGTGTGAGTCTCTTCGTCTACCACCACCAGATGATGCAGGCACCACAGAGAAACTTTCGGCGTAAGCCCCAGTATCCACAGGAGTTCTAAGAGTGAGGTCTTCAGCAATATCCACCAACTTGGTCTTGATTTGCTCCTCAGCTTGAGTCTCAAGACCTTTTATCTTAGCTGACAGAGACTTCTGATTAACTCTTACTTTCATCACTCCCTCACTTGACAGATATAGCAGACCAAGGTAGAAGCATTGTAAATCTTCTGTACAGACTTAATAACTACAGTATCACCTACAGTAAGAATCTGGTCCTCATTGTCAGGCTCAGTAATTAGGTTACCTGAAGTATCTTTTGCAGGTATAGCTACCTTACGGTCACCCATTAGGATACTATCGTTGTTAATCTCTGTGAGGTTGTAGTCAGCAAAGTAAGCCTTGATAGAAACATCTGTGTTAGTTACACTACCAAGAGAACCTGTAGTGGGGTCATATGTACCTGAGGATTTATACCTGAGAGTAGCTGACTGACCCCTGCGGTTAATAAGAGACTGGATGTTACCTGAGAGCATTAGTACTCTCCCGTATAGTCATTATCCTCATAGCGGAATTGGTCACGCTTAATACGAGAACCCTTACGGTCAGTATCACTCTCCACAGCCTTCATACGCGCCCGTGAAAGGCCACCTGCTGCGAACCCTAGTCCCCCACTAGTAGTCTTACCTTGGTACTCTAGGGTGTCACTGAGGCCCTTGTAGTGGGCTTGTAGTTGTGAGTAGCTCTCAGAGAGTTGACCATCAAGGTCAGTGTCTACAAGACGTGCATACTTAGCTGCAATACTACGAGCAACCCATGAGGCTGTTAGGTAGACATTATCACCATTCTGAGAAAGAGCAAAAGTAATCTCTTCGTCTTGGATTTGTTGGTCACCTGTATCAGTATCACCTACAAGGAGCCTTACAGCGTTAAGACGCCCAGAGGCTGTATCAGTACTAAGGTTAGTTTCATCATATGACCAAGCCATAGTGGGCGTCCTTTAGGTTATTCTGCTGTAGTGTCTTTAGGTTCTTCTGCTAGAGACTTGCTGTTAGCCTTCTCAAGAAGGTCATCTCGAATATCAGTGTAAATATCCAAAGCCCAGTTATTACGATTAAGCCATGAGCGGATAAGACCACGCTGCTTATCTAGGATTTTGGATTGTTTGATACGCTTAGTCTGGAACTCTTTGTCAGTAGTACAACGCTTCTTGAGCTCTGCATTAACCTGACGGATAAGACTTGCGATTTCTTCTTTGTCTAGTTCACCCAGACGGTCACCCACTTTTTGTTGTACTTCACGAGCACTATCATGGTGAATCTTACCAGAAAGATATAGGTTATGAATATCCCTACGAACCTTCTTAAAGTCTTCCTCACGGTATGCCTGAACATCCCAATTAAAGTGTTCACCTTGTTTCCATTGTCTACCAAAAGCAAAAAACGGAAGTTTTATAAAGACAGGGCGATCTACCTGCCAACCAAACTCATTATCAAACAAGTATTGCTGATATGCTTCATTCTTCATTATCTAGTTTCCCTTTAGGGTGTATTACTATTGATTATTATATTTTGGGTAGCAAGCCCCTAGATGCTAGGAACTAAGGACTTGCCGATGTTAGTTGCCGATGTTACGCAAGAACGCTGTTGATGAAGCCACCAAGGTCAGAACCAACGATCTTCATCTCATACGCCATCTTGACGTGGATTTCTTCAGCGATACCCTCAACACGGAGGAAGTCACCTGTGAAGCTCTCAACAGTCA